CTGACGGATCATATGCATTTCCTGTTCCTAAATCCACTTCACTTAATCCATCCGCATCTATAAACACACCATCTGGAACAACCTTAGAAACAACTTGCTGTATCTTTAAGTGTGTCATTTGAATTAAATCAGCAAAAGGAATCATTCTTCTTACTAAAGAATCTAAAGCTCCTTTATATAATCTTGGTGCACATGCTACATAGTTTGGCATAGCATACTGATTAGCAGAATTAGGACGAACCATGTTCTCCATCATTTCCCACTTTATCAATAAGTTACTACCCATTACCATTACACCATCATACCATACATCTATTCTTTTTTCTACTCTTTCAAAGTTACCCTCATCCATCATTTCCTGTGGAGGATTAAACTCATCATCTTTTTCTACAGTCTTGAATGTACCTTCAGCCATTTTCTTTTTCTTGTACACAAAACTATTTGTAGTTTTATAATTAAAAAATAATAAAGTACAAGTGTCTCTGGCAAACATACTATTTTCATACATGGCTGCTACATTATAATAGTCATACCACGATTGACTGTATTTAGATATTTCTTCTAAGTCTTCTTCTGTTAGGTCAGGATTAATTTTTATAACCTCAGTAATAGGAACAGTTTTAATTTCACCCCAATAGAAACAATCTTTAAAGTAAGGATCTTCTGTATAACTATAAACAACATTTGCTGGATCAACATACTCAACTCTTATTCCATCTCCTTGTTGAAACATATGCTTAGTCATACCAACACCAAGAGTAGTAATATCCATATCAACTCTTTTACGAGTATCATTATAATGGTTTTCTTGTAGCATTGTATCAATAGCTATTTCGTTTGCTATTTCAATTGCTGGTTTATAATTTAGTTGCATATACAATTCCATCTCTGTATCACTTTGAGGTAATGTTTTAGGATCAACCTGAAACACTTCCATATCAAAGTCTTTTTCTACTTGATGAAATAAATCTTGAGCAGCCACATTAATCTCAACCATTTTCTGGAATTGATTTCTTTTCTCAGCAGACATAGCATCTGAAGCAACACAGTTTACTTTGAATAGTCTATCTGACATTCCGTTAACAACAATGTCAACAAACTTTGGAATGATAGGAATTGGAGTCCAATCTAAATTTAGGTATGACAAATCTCCGTCTACCGCTAATTCATTTTTGTATTTTGCTATTGACTGCTCTCCTCTCGCATACAATCTTAGTCTATTAAATTCTGCCCACTGATTGTAGAATCTACAACTCATGCCATCTTTTCTAAACCACTCATATTGTATTGCTTGACCAACTTGTAAACCAAACTCTTTTGTTGCTTTAGTTTTGTCGTTTACAAATTGATCAGGAAACGCAGCAGACTGTATATCTATTTGGACTGCTTTCATGTAATTATTTTACTTTGAGTACTCTTATTGTTATATCTCGCAAAGTTAATACTTATTTTTGATTTTTGTTTAGATGGTGTGTATAAGTGCTTTTGGTTAGCCATTATAGCTAATCCAGAACTTATAGCCGCATCAAACTTAGTTCTATTACTAATATCAAACTTTGCCCAATCTTCTAATGTTCTTCCGAAATACATACTTCCCATATCTCCAGCATCTCTATAATCCCCTTGAAAATCTATACCCACATACTTTTCTATATAAGATTCTATAGCTGAAGCATGTGATTGTTTTACGTCTTCTGAACTATTAGGTATACCTCCTAACTCTCTTTCTGTTTTAGATAATTTACTGTATACTTTATCTGGTCTGTTTAGTGAATAACCTCTATATCCTCTGTTTTTAAAATGGTATAATAATCTTGGTTTATTATTTTCACATAGTATTGGCATACCATAAAATATACAAGCCATTAAAACTTCTTCAAAAAATATTTCTGCTGTCTGAGGTCGTGCTATATATTCTAAAAAGAAATGGTTACTTGGAGATTCTTCCATATTAAATTTAGTTAATCCATGCAAAGCTCCATTAGATCCTTTACCAACAACAACTCCTGATATATCATAAGAGTCACAACCAAAAGAACCCATATGTTCGTTACCAGGTTTTTTGATTCCTCTTTCAGTAATTTGTCTATTTTGTAAATGTTTTGCTGGTAACCAAGTTGTTAAGAACCTACCATTTTTATTAGGAGTCCAAATAACCTTAGTATCTTTTACACCATTCTCCCAGTGAAACGAACCTCTGGTAGCATGATGAGACATTATTAAAGAATCATTATAATCTATTTGCTGATATATCTTTGTTAAATTAAATAAAGATTGTTTACTCTCATCTCTAAAAGCATGAGACTCTGTTCTTGGAAACTGTCTATAAAATTCATTTAAAGCATCAGCATCTTGAGATAATGAATCAACTTCATTCTGCCAATAATTAATTGCTCCTATAGAAATTAATTCACCGTCAATCCCAACTCTTGGGTTTTTTGGAGTATGCAATACTGGCATACCATACTTATCTATGTATCCTTCAAAGTTCCATTCCATAGGAATAAAAAGACAATACAGTCCGCTTTTAGTTTGCCCGTTAGCATTTCTTTTATTAGGCATAGAATCTTCATATAAAGATTTAAAATTACTACCACCTTTATCTAATGCGTTAGATGTAGAACCCATCATGCACTTACCAATAATTTTACTACCTAATCTTAAACATGTTTTAGTTACTCTCCAGTTATTCAATATATTATCAGGCCTTTCCCATTTACCACTTTCATCGTGTAATAGCAGCTGTAACTTTTCACCATCATAACTATTGTCACCTGTATTCTTCCAATCTATAGTTGTATCTAATCCTTCAAGCTCATCATCAGCCAAGGTGTGCATATTCTTTTTAGTAATTTTAGAAGCTGGGACTCTATAGGCTAATTCTGTTTTAGGTTTATCCATACCATCTTGAATAGGTTTAAAAAAGAATGGATAGTTATTAGAAATAGGAACAACCTTATCGGTAAACATTTTTTTTGCATCTGATCCAGACTTAGAAAGTATTCCTATACGAGCATCTTTAGTTATAGTTGCCTGATTAACTCCTTCACAAGAACTCATAAATGAAAATCCAGAACGTCTTATTTTTAAGTAACACATTCCAAAACTTCTTTTATCTGCTTTACAGGCCTCCCAAAAAATATAAAATACTCTATTAGCTTCTCTAAAATCTGGATTACCTACATCAATCTTTGTCCATTGTAAATACATATAATGTGTACCAGTTATATATGTTGGTACTCCATTATTCATAAACCAGTGTCCTTGCTCTCTTCTATTAAACTCCTCTTCTATATAGTCAACCCACTGTGATTTAAATTGATCTGGAGTTTCGTGCCATTGAAATATAGATTTAACTCTATTTAGTTCTTTAGATATAGGTACTGGTTCCCAATACTGTTCTTGCTTATCTTTAGATCTTTTATATACATTTTTTGGTGGCTTAGGTAATGCTATTTTTAATCCATTAATATCAATAACACTTTCTATTTGACCTGTTCTTGATATTACAACAACATCATATTTTTCATTATAACCATACAGCCAACTTCTCCCTCTGTTTTTACTTGCGATAACTGAGTTTGGAATAAACTTATTTAGTTTTGTATATAATTTATTTTGATCTTGACTCTGCAAATCCTTTTAATGTATTACTTTTTTTCTCGGTAAAATTACCATCTAACATTGCTTTCTCTTCTTCTATTCTTTTTAGTATTTCAAAAGCATCCATTATACAAAGTTTCTTTGTAGCTGCGGCATTCTTTAATCTGTCAGCTGCAAGTTCATCATCTTTATCGTACTTAATAATATCTTCTTTTGCTACTTTAATCAATTGTTTTACAGCCTTTTGACCAGCATCTATAATATTTTGTTTAAGTTCTCTTGTGTCCATTATTTAAATTTATAAAAAATTACATACACCTCTCTACCTTCTTTCCAAGATTTATTAGGATACTTACTATGAAAGTAATTAGATGGATATGATATAATTCTATTTTGCTCATAGCCAACTACAGAAGTTAATCTCCATTTCTCAAGAATCTCAGAATCTTCTTGCAATAATAAATCAAATTCTTTATCACTAATATCCATGGGTAATTCTTTGCCATATATATCATGTTCATAAAAAGCTGTTCCATGAAGTTCTTCTAATTCTCTTGGTGACATATAGATAACAGCCGCTCTATCTGGCTGCTCCCCGTTAATCTTAGCATCGGCATGTATTCTCCAATTAGTATCTAAATTATCATTAGACATCCTAAAGAAACTTAATATGTTGTATAACTCTTTTCCTTCAAAGTTAGACAGTTTACTAAGTACATATTCATTAAATGATTTTGGGGATTCCTGTACATAGAAGTTTTTATCTCCAGCTTTATGAGTTACCCACTTTCCTTTTTTTAAATAGTTAGTAGCTATCTTAAATAAATCTTTATCAATAAAATCATCTATTGCATATATCATATAATCATTGTTATATTATTAGTATACATTCGATATAGCTTTTCTCCATCTATCGTGAAAGGATAATCACTGTCAGGAGTGTAAGATATCTCATCTCCTTCCTTGACTCCCATATCTAAAAGTTCTTGATTAATATATTTTACTTTTCCAAATAAAGGTTCTTCTCCACCTGGTTTAAATATATACGAATCTTTTAATGCAATAGGTTCTATAAAACAATACTTACCCCATGCATTCCATTGTGTACCGTTATGATACATGTAAAACTGTTCGGTATCTACTAAGAATAAGTTTTCTTTTAAAAAACTTCTTCCGCTTTTTCTTCTACCTTGCATGTCATTATAAAATTTAAAAACATTATGGTGTACTAAAAGCATGTCACCCTTTTTGATAGGGCCATTATATCCAATAGGTGTTTCAACAACTATTGCAAAACGATTAGATGATGTATGATCTTCTTCAGAAACACTGGTAATAAAGTTAACCTCGCCTATCTCTTTCTGATTATCATACCTTCTATCGTTAACTGGTGTTACGATAAAGCAGTATGGAGATTTCATCAGAAGTTTATATTATATTCAACAGCTATTGGAAGTGTAGTTAAAAACTCTTTCCAAACAAATAACTTTTCATCCTTCTCCACCCATATTCTAAATGAGCTTTTTTGTGCTTGTATAAGATGTATTGTGTGTGATCCACCAAGAACTTCTTGTCCTTTTATATAGTGCATTGCACCAGACTTAAAGTCTGATCCAATTGATATTTTTCTAATGTCCATTTCATTTTATTTTAATTTGATTATTATGGTGCTGGGTTAAATTCTAAATCTATAGTTCCGTTCATACCACCAAGAGTACCATCGGAAGAGTGTATCGACATAAATATTGCTTCATCAGCTTGTACGTCAAGATATGAAGAAGGAGTTGCAGTTAAGTCAAGCTCACAACATAACATATTATTTAAACCTCCAGGTGATTGCACAAAGAAACATCTTGTAATAAAGTACCAGGTTGGTACATCTAATTCGTTTTGACAAATTCTCTTTTTATATAAGTAAACTTCAAAAGTTTTCATAGTGTGAGAAACAGTAACTTTACCACTACAAAGTCTATATGTTTGCCCAAGACAATTATTATTCATTCCTCTAAATACAGAAGCGTTTATAATATTACTTCCGTTAGATGGATTTGTTAATTGTGGATCATCAATATTGTATCCAATTAAATCCATACCTGTAAATCCAGTTGTTGGAAGAGCTTGTGTAGGATTCATTGGGTTTTCATATAACCACCAATCTAACCCAGCTGATGTTCTTTTTAGTTCTGGACTATAAAATCCTCTTGAGGCTCTTATAATATTGCTACCACCACCGCCACCACCAGTAGCGGTAACAGTTACATTTCCAGCTGCTTGATTGACACTTATACCAGCACCAGCTATAATACTTAATACACCAGTATTAGTAATAGTAACAATATCAGGATTACTCATTGCAGTTGATATCCCTGATCCTCCTAAGAATTGTAGTTTATCACCATCTACTATTGTTTCGTTACCACCAGCGTCAGCTTGTACCTCAAAAGAACTCATTGTTCCACCACCAGCACTTGAAGCAACTGTTATTTGGTTAGCACCATTATCAGTTAAAGTTATGTTTGATCCAGCAACAAGAGATACAACATCTGTTACAGTAGGACTTGTTTGAGCATAAGTCATATCCACATTAGCTCCATTCTGAGCACTTGTGTAAGTAGCTGTACTACCACCACCACCAGTACCATTAGATGCTGCTGTAATTTGCCCTTGAGCATTTACTGTAATATCAGCATTTGTATAACTACCAGCTGCTACCGTTGTGTTGTCTAAATCAAAAGTAACTGTATTTACTGCTGTAACAGAAGATGTTAATCCAGTGCCTCCAACAAAAGTTATTTTATCACCATTTACTATTGTTTGACTACCAGCAGCACTATCTGCTATATCAAAAGAAGTCATTCCTCCTCCTCCACCAGCAGCGTCTATTGTTATAGCATTACCAGTATCTGTAATTGTAATATTTGTACCAGCAATAATTTGAACAGTATCTGTTGTACCATCACTACCTATTAGGTTTACGTTTGAATTACTTCCGTTCTGTTGTGAAGTTAAATCATATGTTGTGTCTGTTGGTGTCGCTCCACTAATAGCAGCAACATGACCATACTGATCAACTGTAACAGTTGCATTAGTATATGTTCCAGCTAAGCCTGTACCCAGATCGTGATGTACCTCTACCGTATCTACTGCTACTGCCTTAGTGTATATAGGATTATTTCCTACTTGTCCTATAATAGAAAGTATATCGTTATTAGCTATTGGTAAGTTAGCACCACTATCGGCTCTAACATCAAAACCACTCATTCCACCAGGAGCATTAACCCACTCTATACTTGCACCATTTGTTTGTAATATTTGACCAGCCGAACCTGTTCCATTGGAAGCTACAAGAAAACCTGGTGTCATAGATGGTGCTGTAACATTTGCTGCACCACTTAATAAAATACTATTAGCAGATGTATTACCAGCTACTAAAACGTCATCTAAAGGACAACAGTTTGTAGACAATGAAGTCCATTCAACACCCGTTGCTGTAGCTGTTAGATATTGTCCTGGTGTTCCTACAGATGCGTTAGCACTAATTGTAGTATTGGCTCCTAAAACTAAACTTCCTGTTAAGTCTATTATACCTGTTAGATTAATATCTTCTGTAGCTGTATTACCAGCATCTAAAACATTTTGAAGTGTTGGTGCTGCTGTGTTGTTAATCCATGCTACACCAGCTCCTGTGGAACTTAAGATTTGACCAGCCACACCTACTGATCCATTAACATCTTCCAGTGCACCATCTATATCTAAATCTCCAGAGAATGTATTAGTACCAGACCACACGTTATTAGCCGCTGAAGTTATTTGAGAACTTGCGTCAAATGTAGTTGTACTTGGCCCTACAAAACTTAGTCCAATTGCTGTTAAAGTATTTCCAGCTGTTGCTGTTGATTGTATGCTACAACAACTTCCTAAATTTGGATCTGCCCAAACAATATCACTACCGTCCCAAGTTAAAACTTGATTAACTAATCCTGTTGATCCAGCCGCATCATTAATAGTAGTACCAGGAGATAATAAAATAGAACCTGATCCATCAATATCAAGATCGGTTCCATTTGTTAATTGAAGTAATTGATTAGCTCCAGAGAAGTACATGCTCCCTGTTGTGAGTATATCATTACCACCAGTAGTATTACCTACAGCAAGTACGTCTTTAAGTGCACAACAACCCGCTGCTCCAGGAGTAGTCCATGTAGCACATGCACCTATACCTTGTGATGTAAGTACTTGTCCTGGTGCTCCAACATTACCAGATAAATATATTTGGCATAGATCAAGATAAGCTACACCAGGGCCACCTAATAAACTAATGTGACCTGATAAATTTATATCTTGAGTAGCTGCATTATTTTCATCTAACACAGACTGCAATCCTTGAAGAAGTCCACCGCCACCCCCAGCTATATCACTAACTAAAAAAGTAACCGTCTTGTTATCGTCACTTACATCAGTTCCAACTATATAGTCATCCATTGCTGGAGTGACCGTAGGGTATACCGTAGTATTCTCAATTTTTGCCATTACTCAACTTTTTCTAATTTTTCTTTTTCTTTTTCGGAGATATCTCCAGTTTGAATATCGATAACAGCATCTTGTCCGTACTTCTCAGTTAATTTTTCCTCAACTGATTTATATTCTTCTTTAAGTTTTGCAACCTCACCAAGAAGATGTTCTTTCGTTAGTACTGTATCTGCGATCTTCAGTTTAAGCTGATTAAAAGCGTTGTTCATTGATTGAACTTCTAATAATTCTGCTTCCGTAATTTTTTTTGCTGCGTTTGCCATTTGATTTAATTTAGATTAATATATTCCACAAAGATAGTAAAAATAAAATTCTTTACTTAATAGTTGTATTAAGCTATTTTATGAGCAGAGAACCTACAACCATCGGTTACTGTTGTTATTCCAGAACCGCTTGATGCTCTTCCCTCAATCCAAAATCTGGCTCTAATATATGCCTCAGTTGCTATTGAAAAAATAAGACTACAACTTCCACTACCTCTATACACAAATCCCCAAGTTGAAGAACCACCACTTGTAGCTGTACCTCTATCATAATTATATACTTGACTTCCTTGTATAGAAGTCCAAGTTGAACCATTGGTAGAATATTCCAGATTCGCT